AGTACATTAATATCCAATGTAGCGACATGACCCTTCTTCATTAACTCATTAGTCTTAATAATTTTATAGGAAGGTCCAAATAATCCTTCCAATACCCATTTATGTGTCTGAGAACCATCTAGTGTTCCTGTAAATCCAAACCTATATTTTGCATCAGCAAGTTTTGTCATTATAGATATTAGTGACTTCGATTTAAACTGGTGAGCCTCATCCCCCACCACAACAGAGAATCTCTCAAAATATTTTCGGGGAAGTTTGTAGATTGATTGCCAGGTAGTAATGATGACTTGAGAGTTTGTCTCTCTTTCTCTACCAGCGTATATCTTGTGACAAAATGAACCTACGTCCCAGCCATAGTCTGCAAAATCTTTATACATCTGCTCTACTAGGGAAGTCGTCGGAACAACTATCAGAGTATTTTCTCCTTTCTCTACGTAATATCGAACAATCGAATAAATCATCAACGATTTTCCCGAAGCAGTTGGGGATATCAACAACTTTCTATTATGTCTTAGAGCGTCGTATACTCCCTCTATTTGATAATCTCTAGGTTTATACTTAGAAATAGCAGTCATATAATCCTTCACACCTTCTTTTGAAATCATTTTATTGACTTCAAAAGGAAGACCATAATACTTACTATCTAAAAATTCGTAAGTATATTGATGATCTTTACAAAATTGAATTACTCTATCTAATAAACCAATATATATTTCTCCATTTTGAACATTAAAAAGTCTTATCTTACCATCCCAAAATTTCTTTTTATAAGCAGGTGAAAACTTTGCTCCAGGTACTTCAAAAGTAAACTGATCTGCTAATTCATAGTATACATGAGGCTCTGCTTGTACATGTAGAAACACCTCATTCTTCTTTGATATAACCAAATGGGACATAACATAATGTTCATCTGGAAATATTTATCACCCAAATCCTGATTGAAATTTATGCCATTCTATTGCATTTTTAATTTGATATGTACGATTAGATATTGTTCTAATAATTTCTTCTAGAAATTTTAACGTAGCATCATAGTATCTTATCTTCAAATCTACCTTAGTTAATTTCTCATCAGCCTCCATATATCTTTGTATAGCATCCTTTTCCCTAACCTTATATGGAAAGGGTTCTTCTGCATATACTTCTGCTGGTGCTTTACCAGTATAATAACTATGTCTTTCTAATCTAACTTTATTATATTGTTCCCTTGCTCTTTCACGAAGTAAAGTAACAGTATTATAAACGGTATAATACTTTGAATGTAATTGTGGAATTTTTAAAGATTCATCATGTAGATTATCAGGATCAATAACAGAATCTTTCTGCCACATATCCTGAATTTGTTCAAGATTCATAAAGGATCGCCCTTAGTATCAACTATATTATACACAGTATACTTGAAAGCTACGTCTGCTGTAAAGTACTCTATATCACTATTTGTAGCATCAAAATCCAAAGATGTCAAGGCAACAGGAAAAAGATCACTAAATTTAACTCTTGCAGTGGTTCTATAATTACTATTTAAAATTGAAAGACTACCATCACTCCATTGTTCTTTTGGATCTGTAAGACCTTCTTCATCTAATAATTGTTTTTTAAATTGATCAGGAGTTTCTGGAAAACCTAAACCAGTCAACCAATTATGAATTGACATATAATTTTCTAAATTCTCATCAACAAGAAATCTAATATTAAGATCCCCATATGTAAGTTTCTCACCAGGTACATCAATATCCTTTAGATATGATGGTTGTGTATATGTGCCAAGATTTATTTCTGGTATTCTTGCAGAATTGCAGAAAAAAGCAGCCTTGGGATATTTTGCCAAAGTAAACTCAAATCCAACAGGAGATAAGAAATTTCTATTTTGTATTTGACTAGCAAATGGACTTGTCATTAGTTGTCATTTAATTTTAAAATGGTTTCATACCATTGCTCACTCATACCCATTATTACACTCTTTGCCATTTCTTCATTCTCAGCATATCCTTCATCTATAAGATACTTAGTAATGAACTCTTGACGTTCAAATGCTTCTTTAAATTGTCTTGGAGTTGGTTTCATTTCTTTAGTCAGAACCGTATATTTATTTAGACAAAAAAAGAGGGGTGTTAAACCCCTCTTCATTAAGATGCAAGACCTAAATCGTTTTTAGGTATGGATCCATCTTTCCTGATTTTTTGTGGGATAGAACCTTTATAGTCCCAAGTAGGTGTATGAGTACCACCATCATAAACATAATGATATGTATTCACATAGTCTATAACCAACTTTTGAAGTTCTTCTAACTCTTCTAGAGTTTCTTTAACTCCATCATCGATTTCATTATGTGATGTAGCTCCACTGTTGAAAGTAATAAACTCATAAGGTTCTTGAGTTCTTACAAAGTCTTGCATAAGTTGTTTAAACATACGTAAAACTCTGGTGCTGTCCTTAGCATTAACAACTTTTGGATTGATGTCGAACTTATCATCCTCTGTTTGTTCATATTGGGTTTGCCAGAATTCATTCATTCTTTCTGCCCAATTTTCAGCATCTTCTCTAGAGAAATACTCAACGTTTCCACGTCTCTTGAAATCTCTAATGACAGTGTTTGCCTTACCCTTTATCTCATTTGAAGATAATCCTAAATCTAATTCTTCAAGATAAATTACCATTTTATCTTTTAGAGATTCAAACTCATCTTCAGTTTCGATTGGTAAGTAGGATTCAAACCGATTTCTTAGAAGTTCATGAACCTCATTGTCGGTTATTGGTTTTTGTCCAGTACGTCTATTAGCTACTGCTCTAAAATCATCAACGGCATCTTGTTCCGTTTTCTGAAATTCAGTAGGTTCGTCTCTGACGTAACGAACAGCAGGTAATCGTGTGTACCCTTGGCGTTCAAACTCTTCAACTCGATTGAACCAGTCTAATAGGTCATTTTCATGAACTGAACTTGCCCATAAAGACAGCAAAGGAACAGTTGACAGCAACCCTTTGGCAACATCTGCCTCAAGGGAATCCTGTTCTCCTGTTCCACCTAATCTTATTGAATTGTTTGTTGTACCATCTGGTTGTTTTCTATTGACATTGATAATATCAATCCAAAACACGTCATCAACCTTCCATCCAGGAACGTTATGGTAAGATGACTCTCGATCTTTCAGTTGCTCCAATACAGCAATTTCTTGCTCTGGAGTTAGACCTTTGATCTTTATGAAATTGTCCATAAGATATTGTCATAGGAAATACGCTCGAAAGCGTACAATTAGTATAACACTTTTCAGAAAGATGTCAACATAGGTAATAACCGAACATAAAAAAAGAGTCCCCCGAAGGAGACTCTTGAATAAAGGAAATATATCCTTTCTTCTTACATGAGGTTCTGAACCTTAACACGTCTGTAGTAACGGTTAGTATTAGCAGTAAGAGCACCAAGACCTTGAGTGGTTCCTTGTGAGAAGGGATTTTCAACCATTCCGTATCTTGTCTTAAAGCCAATTTTTGGCTGGAAGGTGTTTTCTCCAACTGCACGTACCATCTGTAGTGGAACGTATGGGCAGTAGAACAGTCCAGCATCATAAGGTGAAGAACCTTTATAACCAGCAACGTAGTACTGAGAAGCAGCACTGTTTGCAGAATAAGGGTCGATGTATACTCTATACTTACCTTGAAGTACACCAGCAAATGTATTGCCTGTGTCATCAACATTAAGGTTAGCATTAAGAGCAGGAGTGTAGTCGAGTACACCAGCCATTGTCAATGCAGAAGCAACGTCAGCAGAGCAAAGGATCATGTTACCCTTTCCACGACGAGTTCTTTGTGCGATTGCGTTGGCATCTCTTTCGATCTGGAAGATAAGTCCTTTGAACTTCTCAACAGACCAACGACCATTACTGTCAGTATCTAGGTCGAATGCACCAGCAGTTGCAACGTTTGTTTGAGCACCAGATTCAGCAACCTTATAGATTGTTCTGATAACTTCACGGTTGATCTCAGCAAGAATCTCAGTAGAAAGAATGTTTGCTAATTCAGCTTCTGCATTCAATCCGTGGATTGCTTTAAGATCTTGAGCGAGTTCTAGTGAGTACTCAGCTTTCAAAGCACGGCTTCTAGCAGTAACCGTAACTTTCTCGATGCTGAATGCCATTTCGTTGAAATGATCACCAGTTCCAGAACCTAAGTTCTCAGCATCGTCTGTACGCATACCAGTACCAGTTGGGTACGTAGTAGCAGTTTGTGAACCTTGAGGGTTCAATAGTCCTGGATTGTTTGCACCAGTTAAACCAGTACCACCAGTAGAACCAATACCTGCAGCAGCGTTAGGGAAGTTTCCGATGTTGCGACCATCATCCTGTCCAGAGAATGAAGTATCTGCTTCATCGAATAGAGCTTCAGCACCAGACTGAGACTCGTAGCGTGAACGCATTGCAAAGATTAGTCCAGTAGGACCATTCATTGGTTGAACACCAGCTAGGTCATATGCGACCAAGTTTGGCATTGAACGTCTAATAAGACTTATTAATACTGGGTCGAAACCTGCTGTAGGTCCGCCAGCTGCAGCACTTGCACTAAATCCTGGATTAGCTCCAGTGGCAGTACTATTTGTAGGAACAGCTTCTGAGAGGAATTCTCTTTCTTCACGTAGTGCGGTTTCTTGGTTCTCTAGGAGAACTGCAGTAACCATTCTCTTATGAGGATCTTTGATTTCATCAAGACCGTCATAGTTTAGAAGGGGAGCCCATTTCTCTTGCAGCTGTTCTGATTGGAACATTTGCATTTGAATTTACCTTTTATACAAAGTTAAAAGTTTAGTTTGAACAGATAATGTAAAAATCACTTTTTAGAGACTCTGCTCATAGTCTGTAGGTATGATTCCATTAAACCAGATACTGGTTGTGGAGTGGAAGCTTCATCACCCTCAGACAGATTTTCAGATTTGTCTCTCTGAGTGCCAGATTTGCTTGGGAAGTAAGATTCCCTAAGTGTTACTAGCTTCTCACGATAGTCTTCTTCACTTTCAAACTCAACATTTTCCGCAAGAGAAGCAAGCTTGTCTCTTTGAGAATCTGCAAGACCCTCAGTTACTTCTGCAAAAATTACATCAGCAACAGATTCAGCTAATCTTCTGTTCAGAGCAACATTACTTTTAATTTGCTCGTTGAGTTTATTTTCCATCTCATCAAGTTTATCTACCATGCTATTAAGTACATCATATTTGTCTTCAGGGATTGTTACATAATGTTCTTCAAAGAGTGACTTCATGCCTTCAAGGAAGGATTCAGTCATTTCTGTTTTAAGACCTGCCTCTGCAGCGAGTTGATTTTCTTCTAACCACTCACTAGCAACGTACTCTAGATACGAATCGACACGTTCTTGTAATTCTTTTTTGATTTCTGATACTTCTTCAACAAGTTTCTCTTCATAAGAAATCTTAACTTGCTCAGATAGTTCAGCAACTTTTGCCTTAATAGCAGACTCAAAAATTGTCCGTGCTTTGGTTTCAAACTCTTCAGAAAGTTTTTCGCCTTCGATTAAAGCATTAATGTCTGCATCGACATCAATCTTCTCTTCGACTACTTCTTCTTCTGTAGTTTCTTCTTCAGCAACAACTTCTTGAGTTTCCTCGACTTCTGTTGTTTCCTCTTCAGCAACTACTTCTTCTTCTGTAGTTTCTTCTTCGGATACAACTTGATCTGCAGGTTTCTCTTCCTCTTCCTTCTTAAGACCTTTTGCACCTTCAGCAGGTTTTGCACCCTTATTAACTACATCCTTAACTTGCTTAAGTGTAGCACCAGGTGTTTTTAACTTTGCTGAATCGTCATCAGACTTATAATTTTCTGGAGTAGGACCACCGAGATCTTCCCAAGTAGCGGGAGTACCTCCTGTACTTAGTTTTTGCATTGGTTCCGCAGGTTTTGCACCTTTGGTTACTGCGTTTTCTTCGATGTTTTCCATTTTCTGTAAATTGTTGCCAACGGACATTTGTTTTAGATATTTTTTAATTAATCTGTATTTATTTATAGAACTTACAGATTTGAAAGAAAATCATTGAATAGATTCAACTTATGTTCTTCCAGTCTTCTTTGATCAACTAAAGTGTTAATCGACTTCTTAGTTCTTTCAGCGAGTGCTTCACGAAGAATTCCTCCTTCCCAAACCCACTCTTTTCCTTCCATAATTCCATTCACAAAAGCGTCTGGAGCAGAAGGATCAGCTACAATATCAGCAGCAGTTGCTAACTGAAAATCTTCACCGACATATTTAACACCATTTTCTTCTCTTAGAGATCCAATCCCACGAGAAGAAACTCCAAGTGTTACACCTTCTTCTATAAGTGAAGATGCAATTTTACCCATTGGGGTATTAAGTATTTGTGCCTTACCTACAAAATTATTTCCCTCTTGTTTAAGTGAAGTAATTTTATGAGAAACACGATCTAAATTTACGGTTGGACCATCTGGATGTCCCAACTCACCAAGAGCACGACCCTTATTAACAAAAGATTCATTGTATCTTGTAACTTCATTAGCAAGAGTACTTACTGGATAAACCCTACCATTACGGTTTTTAATTTCTCCTTGAAGAAAAGTTCCTTCAATATAAAGTTTCTTCTTACTACCTTTTCCTTCGGTAATAAATTTTACGTTAGATACTTCTTCTGTAATTAGTTTCATTGTTCTTGCTCTGGTTCGGCTTCAACTTCAGGTTCTGCAAAAATTGCAGCAGCCACATTGGGCTTAATTGCATCAATTTTTTCAGCAGACTTTGTATATAAAAGATCTTTTATTTGATCTGTTATTTCACTTGGTTTTGCATCAGTAGCAATCAAATCGATAATATTATCCATGAAATGTTAATATAGTGTTATAATTTATTTATATCTCTGCCAATTTAGTGTCTTTTTTGACATCTCCGTTAGTAAGACCACTATCTAAAGGAGGTGCCATACCACCATCTGCTCCTAATGCCATTACATCGTCCTCAGTTCCTGGTGCCATCATTTCTCCAGTAATTGGATCAATCATTGAAGGATCAGGAATAATTCCATCCTTAATTTCCTTGGCAATTTTCTTATCTTCTTCCTGCATTTCAGTTTCAGTCTGACGAAGAACTTTTGCCCTTACCCATTCTTGAGAATAATATTTACCGATATAAGGTTCTATTTGTTGGAGAATTCCTAACCTTCCTTCTAGAAGTTCAGTTTCTTTTAATTCTGCAAACTGATTATCATATAAGAAATCATATTGAATATGATCACTTATCTCATCCCAATCCTCTGGTGCTATAATATTCTTAAGTATTAATTGTGTTCTTAAGAAATCAGTAAACATATTTGCAAATCTTTTTCTCAAACGACCTACAAATTTAGAGAATTTTAATTCATCTCTTAAAATTTCTGATGAACGTCCTAAGTTAAAACCACCATCATTAGCAATTCTGGATTCAGGAACACCTAATGCTCTATAAAGTTTCTTCTGGAAGTACTCAATATCAGCAAGTTCTCCTAAGTTTTGTCCACCAGGGAGTGTTGTGATTTCAGTTCCTCTACCACCTTCTCTTCTAGGCAACCAGAAATCTTCCATCATAGACATGAACTTTCTATCATCTCTAACTTCACCAGTATTTGCATCATAAACTAACTTATTTCTATAGCGAGACATTACCTCCTTAAGGTATTGTTCTGCCTTAATCTTTGGAAGATTACCTACATCAATATAGAATATTCTTCTCTCTGGTGCTCTTGACAATCTATAAATTACAAGACTATCTTCAATCATTCTAAGTTGATTGAGAGATTTAATTGCTTTATGAAGATATGAAAGAACAGTTCCTTTATTTCTATCAACCAATCCAGAACTACAATAAACAATAGAATCTTTTGCAATTTTTACAGCACCTTTTGATGCACCAGTAATCATCCCAGTTGGATAATTTGGTTTTGGTGTATATAAAAAATACTCTTCTATTTCTGGTTCA